AGAACTATAATAGTTACAGCGTTAGTATCAACAGTTCCTAGGATAAATGTTGCAAACCAACCAGCTTCTGCCTGTGCAGCGGCTGGTAAAGTAATTGCGTATGCAGCAGCTTGGCTAACCATAAAGACTTTTCCTGAGTCTTTTACAGTTAACGTTTTAGCAGCAGCAACATCTTCAACTCTGTGTTTGAAGCTAGCGAAGTTTACTACAGGATCTAGTCCTGGTACTACGATATTTCTATCGGGATTTATATAATTTGCCATTTTTTTACAATTATAAAATTAAATATTCAGTTAAATTACAATAATGCAATTGTTGTACAAGCAGTAGCAGCAACTGTAGAGCCTCCAAATGATCCTGAAAAATATTCAGAATTTAAATCATCAGCTACTACAATATAAGAGCTACGTGTACTTTTGATTGCTTCTGTAAGCAACTTCATAAAGTCAACACCTTTACCAGTAGTAATTTCAAATATAACGCTACCAGCGGTATTATCTGTTCCTGGGTGAAAGTGTATTTGCATAGTATCTGCATCTGTATTTTCTAACATTGCTATTTTGCTAGCAGGAAACATTATAGTATCCGTATTGCTATTTGCAAAAATTAAGTACTTTTCTTTAGACATTTTTGTATTGCCTCCTACTTTACTCAGAGGGCTTTTATTAAGTTAAAGCTTAGAGAGGGAGGCGTCTAAACCTCCCTGTGTAAGCCGATTAAGTTAATTATGCTACAGATAAGATTCCGCAAGATAATGGATTTCTTACAACGATTCCAGACTCAGCTAATACGTGACACTCGAACTTGTCATCAGCGTTAGCAGCCATCATTGATTTTTGATCGTAAGGGTTTACCATACCTGTTACGTATTTCTTAACGAAGCTTCTATTCATACCTTCAGCACCTTTAGTGATCAACTCAATGTTGTTTACACCACTTGTGCTTCCCATATCTAAGAATACCATTTTAGCAGACTCTTTTAATCTTGAGTCACCAAATGCGTTAGTTCCAGATGTAGATCCGTGCATGTGATTATCATCAAATACTGGACAGTAAGCAACAGTAATTTTGTTACCTAAAGCCATGTAAGATGTAAAGTTAGCACCTAATTCAACATCTCCATTTACACCTGCAAATGATCCACCTGTAAAGCTACCAGAAGGAGCAATAAGTAAATCTTTCATAGCTTTATGGAATGCTAAACGACCTTCAGTACCTGTGTACACTAAGTACTCATTACCTTCAGAGTTAGTAGCGTTAAGTGATAACTTAGCTAAGAACTCAGTAATGATGTCTTCAGTAAGTGCACCAGCAGTATAAGTAGCTTGGTTTGAAGAGTCGATTTGTGCTAAAAGACCATCTCCTATAATTACTCTACCTTCAGAACCATCAGCTAAAGACTGATCAGATACATCTTCAGAGAAAATGTCTGCGTTAGTAGAAGTATAGTTAGAAGTAGGTGATGCAACAGAACGCTTTCCGTACCATCTCTGTAATTCTTGCTCATACATAAACTGATCCATTAACTGCTGCTCACGTGTGAAGTACCATAAACGAGAACCATTATTCTCAATCCAAGTTACATCAGTAGCGTCTTTACCAGTTACTGTACATTTCTTACGCATAATAGTCAAGAAGTTCTTATGAGTTTCTGGGTATGCCCAGTTCTCACCAACATCTGCTCCACTAGATCCGTAAGGGAATGCAGAACCAATACGACCAACTACTTCGTTAGCTGCGTTTGAACCAGCATCAATGCATTCTACTTGGTAAGTAGATCCAGTAACACCTACAATCAAACCAGTCGATCCATCTTGGAAACGAAGTAAGTCATATAAGTTGTAATAATTAACTGCAGCTCCACCAGAAGTATCAGAGAAAGTAAGTGCTACTTTCTGACCTGCCGCATGTGAAGAATCTGCAGTTGATGCGATAAATTGTTTTTTGTTATAACGTCCCATAACCTTCCACTCAAAAGAGTTATCGCCTAAAACTTTTTCGGAAGCGTACAAACCAACTTTTTCTAATAATAATGTTAGTGTGTATCTAGGAAACTGTTGAATCAAAGTACTAGCAATCTCAGGATACTGCAGTAACGCGTTGTTTAATGCGTTTTCTGGAGTAGTACCATTACCGTACTGTGAATTTGAAAATGTCAATTTTGCCATTTTTTCTAAATATTAAAAATTAAAAACTAAATTAAATTATTTACTTAGTCATAATCTTACATTTGGCATTGCCCTTGTTAAATTAATCCTTCATAAAAGCGTTGGGGTCAAATCCTTTAGACTTTGGTCTATAGTTAGATTTGTTTTTCCCACCACGAGAAGGAGATGAAATCATATTTAAGATTCCAGCTTTACCCTCTTCTCTACCTTGGCTACGCAAGATTTGTGCAAACTTATCTTTGTATAGCATAAACATTGCAACCTCCGCGGCATTGCCATGGCTGTTCCAAATGTCCTTTTGCATATCACCAGATACGATATACTTATACGCCTCTTGCATATCCTCTTTTCCTACTCTGCCTCCCATGAAGCTTTTCATTTCTTTTAATTGATCTTGTAATTGTTTCTTATTATTTGCTATTGCTTCTTTCTTTTCACTAGCAGTTTTTTCAGCAGTTTGTTTATCTTCAAGCTTTGCTTGTTCTAAGTACTGACCGATTTGTTTTCTAATTCTAAATGCATCTCTTTTGATAGTTCCTGCATCTTCCATAGAATCTAATATAGATACTATATCATCGTCCTCCATACCGTCATTTCTCATTTCTTCAGCTAGTAAATCTCTATCTGTCAATTTTAAAAATGATTGCATTTTATCAATGATTTCATTTTGCTTTGCACTTTCAATAGGATCAATTCCTTGTGCATCCATTTTTCTAACTATTGCTTCTAGCTCTTCTTTATAGTTAGTGTCTATATTTAAACCTAAAGCTTTAGTTACGTTAGCCCAATCTATTTCTCTAGATTTTTCAGTATCGTCAGTTTTTTCATCAACATCGGTTTTAGTTGTATCTTCTTTTGTTCTATTAAATACAACATCATCCCAATCTTCTTCTGGCTCAACGTCTTCTTTTGTTTCTTCTTGTTCTTCTGATTCTGTTTCAATTTCATTCCAAGAAAAACCATCAAAGTCATCATCAGACTCTTCGTCTTTTTTAGCTTCTGTATATGGTTGATCATCTGTATTGGTGTCTACTTGTTCACCTTCTTCTTTTCCTAAAAAAGCATTGACATCGAATGTTTTACTTTCTTCTTGCTGAGTAGTCTGTTCATCAACAGAATTTACTAAGCTTGTTTCTTTTTCTGACATATGTTAATATTTAAGTCCCTAACTATTTGCAAATATAATAAATTATTCAGTAACCTTATCTTTTACTTTTTCAAAAGAATTAGCAGCATCACTCTCAGAGTTCTCTACTGTGTTGCCTTCTTTTCCTAAACTTACCTTTTCTTTCATGTCTGCTATATCACGCTTAGACATGTCAGCTATTTCAGCAACTTTAATGTCAGCTTGTGATTGAATATTAGCAACTTGAATTTTAGTATCGTTATCCATTTTCTTAAGCTGTGCTTCTTTTTCAAATTTAGCTGCTTCAGCTTGTTGTTGAACTTGCATCATTTGTTGCTGTTGTTGTTGAGCTTGTGCCTGTTCTTTTTTAACAGCCTCCATACCCATTTCAAGTACACGTTCTGCTTCTGTAGCAGTATCAGCCTTAAGAACTCTAATAACATCTAACAAACTAACTTGTCCTGATTGTAATGCAGACTGTGATAGTTGTGTTACAGATTGTCTTATAGCATCATCTTTACCAGAGTCACCTACAAATATAGCATAGTCATTAAGTGCTATTTCAGGCATTACACTTAATATTTTACTAGCACCATCACCAAGTATTAAAGAAGATTTTTTACCTTCACTCCAACACATTTTCATAAGCTCTACAGCTCTACTATAAACTTTTTTCTTAACCTCTTTGTGTGCGTGAAACCAACTTTCAGTAATAGTGGCTGACTGCACAACACTACGCTGTACATTACCTACGTACTCATATTGACCAACTGCACCTTCTCTTTGTTTTGTAACACCAGATATTTGTCCAGCAGTATCTTCAAGCATCATTTTAAGATTAATCATTTGCTGTACAGATTGACTAAGAGTAAAATCTACTTGACTAAACTGATTAAAGTTGGCTACCTGACCACCCTCATCTTTTGAGTTAATTGGTATAATACCATCTGTTTTTAAATGATAAAGTACAGTCTGCATATCCATACCTAAATTAGTAGGTAGTTGCGATACATCGTATATTACTGCCTTACCACCAGAACGAGCTAATGCCAATTCTATATGATACATAACAATGTTATATAGCATCTGTATATTTTTAAGTAGTCCTACCATAGAAGACTTCTTACCTGTAGTATTGTTTTTAATTAAACCTACATACGATAAATGTGCACTTCCTGGATCATCTACAGAACGTACTTGATTAGGTCTTCTACGACAATCAACTAATATCTTACCTCCAATTTTAGTACCAATCCATATATCATCTATATATCTTGTACGTATAGTATCTTTTTTCTTTTCCTTATAATTGTCTGGAACTAATTTATAAAATGGTTTTTCTGAATCATATCTGTTTGGAGATATTTTAAACTTCAAAGCTCTTACAGATTTCCATTCACAGTGCACTACTTTAATTCTAGCTTGCTGTCCTTTTTGCCAAGAAATCCAATCAATAGATGTGTTGTAAGATGCATAGTCACTATGACTAGATATTTGTCCCATCTCACTTAAAAATGTTACATCTTCTTCTGTAAGCTGATCTCTAAACTCATCAAGTACTTCGTTTACAGTTAAAAATCTTTCTTCACCTATCCATTGACAATCATCTATAAAGTCACTATCAGTATTTGTATCATATGCTATACTTCTTGGATCTACTCTTCTAATAAATGGATCTCCACCTTTGTTGTATATTTTATAGAACTCACTACCAGTAACTAACAAATCTCTAAAACCTGCTTTAAATATTTCTCTAAACCCATACTTTTGATTTAGATATTCTAATCCATCTTGTGCAACTTCTTCTACTGCTTCTTTGTAAGTATACTCCATATACTTTTGAATATCATCTGGTATAGGTAATTCGTCTAACATAGTTTTAGCTTCCATACCTATTTTCTGAACAAGTTCTTGCTTCATAGTTTCTGTAAACTTCTTAAGCTGTAACTTTATCTTCATATCTTCCTTACGAATAGTAGCGTCTTTATTAGTACTTACCACTTTCATATCCATAGGTCTACGAAGCTCTTCTCCTAATAATAAATCTATTTTAGGTTGTATAATTGGATAGTTAACTAATCTAGCTGGCTGTGAAAAACCATATTGCTCTGTAAGATATTGATAGTCAGTAAGTTCAAAATCTCCGTTGTATATAGAGTAATTTTGTATGTCTTCATACACACTATTTTCAAATACACTATTGTCTTCGTAGATGTGTCCAGCTACTGCGTCTATCATTTGTTCGCACCAATCCTGATCTTTTTCTGAGTCAGGTAGGAGTTGAGGTGGGAATTGGTATGAGCTTGTGTCCATAATTAAAATTTATATGTTTCTTCTGTTCTTTTATTAATGTCAACTTTTATTGGCATTCCATTAGCGCCTCTTGTATATTTGCTAAAGCCAATATCTTCTATTATTTCTTCTTTTGCTTTTGCCTGTCTTTTGTAGTTGTCAATATTGTGAATTAAACAACATCCAAACGCCATAGCACGGTCAGTATTTTTTGTACCATATGATGTAAGTTCTTCTATTAAATCTAAAAACCATATATCATCTACACTTTCTCTTATATAGTCATCCATTAAATCTTCCATTAAAGACTTAACTTGTTTATTCATATGCACACCATATCTATTTCTAGTTTTAGTATTAGGTGAGTGTGCTGATTGTGGTTTTTCTTTTAGATACTTTAATGCATTCATTCTTTTAAAGTAATCTAATATACCAATCTTAGTGTATTCAACTAACATCTTTGCATTATAGTATACAGCTAGCTTTAAACAACCATCCCAAAAGTCTTCTTTTTTATCTGGTCTTTCTGTGTAGTCTGCTATTACCATATCTCCAGGTGTTTCTGTATTTAAGAATCTTCTGTATATAATAGCAGAACCTAAAGATGTAGTTGATCCAGCTTTATCTTGATCGTATGAGTCAATACCACCTATATCTAAATCTTTATAATCAGGATTAGGATGGTGTAAAATTTTATATGGCCCATCAGGATTTGGTCGCCACTTAACTATAAACTCATCTTCGCCATCAAAGTCCCAATCTAAATAACCACTTTGTATTTGACTTCTATAATCCTTGCTAGACAATATTCTTGAACGCTGTGCGTTTAGTCTAGAGTTGTCAAACCTTGCTGTCTTAGTATTTAAGAAAGCTTCTTGTACTTCTAGTGGGTAGTTTTGTATATGTAGGTTAAATGCTTCTCTATCTCCAGACTGAGCTATGTTTTCTCTTTCCTCAAGTAAAACTTTTCTTGCACCAGGCTCGTCTTCTTTACCAGTTTCAACATTAAAGTATCCATAGTAAGCTCTTGACGCTGGTATAAACATAGGAATAAGATTATAAGCTTCATGCTCATAGTACATATCCATAAAATCTTTTGAGGCTTTGCTAATGTCACCACCAGTACCTCCTACGACTGGTACGCCAAATTGTACATTACCATCCATAAAGCAAGCCTTAGAAGACATATAAGCATTTTTAAGATGTTTGAACTCTCCTGCTTCCTCAAATACCATTAACGAAACACGCTCACCCTTAAAAACCTCTGGATTATCCATAGTTCTACATATTACTGTAGACTGAAAACCTCCAACTTCCCATTTACCATTCTTGTTCTTTTGCTTATAACCAGAACGTAACATACCATCAGTATCTTTTAAAACAGAATGTTTAAAGTTTCCATGGATTGCATTTAATCCTTTTTTAGTTTTGTCAAAGAACGCATCAGCAGTAGCTTGTAGACCAGCTGCTATACCTACATCATTATAAGGAAAGAACGTATACTCGTGTGCAATCAGTCCAGAGTTCATATAACTAAACCCTTTATCCCTGGCTTTGATGACAATCATTCCCTTCTCTTCTTTTTTACAAGTTTCAAATAAATCAAAATACTCATGATCCATTTCCCTGTACCAAGGACTAATTAAGGTCTTACGAGAATTTTTCTCGCCATCATTACCTAATATTTTATAGTAGTTAAGATAGAAGTAGTACTTGCCAGATATTTTCTTCATACCTTTTGGCTTGTAACCATTAATACACCTGTCCATTTCTTGGTCCCAATACTCTTGATGTTCAACAGAATCAGGATTAGTGTCAGGATGTCCATTATTAGCTACAGGTCTGTACCTTTGTGGATCTACCTTAATTTTACCCATATTTAATTTTTTTTGCCTTACCTATTCCAAATGGATCACGCGGATTATCTTGTGTCTTCGCATGAAACTCCTGGTCTAGATTCCTACCAAACAGGGCGTTAGCCCTGTCGCTCACTTTTTTTGCATCCTCCCACTCCCCTCGCTTGTAAAAATAGTTGAATCGATAACGTAAATAGTCTACAGTTATGTCCTGTTTCTTTTTTGTATATCCTTTTTTTCTATTACGCACTATCCTTACTTTGCTCTTGTATTTCTTTTCTTCTTTCTAAGAAAGATAATTGCTTATTACCAGCAATCTTTTGTCTTTCACCCCTACGCTCTATAGAGTCTACTAGCGTCTGACGAGTCTTGTATATCTTTTCGATACCAATCATTATCTTCTGCAAACCTTCAGCAGTATCTTCATCTATATGCATATTGTTCATATAGGTAGTAAACTGCGTTATCTTTTTATTAAAAGCTATTAGCTGTTCGTCTAAAGGATCAAACTGCAACTCTTTGTATTTATCAACAGCTGCTAGTACCTTTGGTCTAGTTTCACCCTCCCACTTGTAAATACCATAAAGGTCTTTACTAACTGCTTTTTTTCTCTCAACTTCAATAAAGTGTCTATATGGACTTTCATAGTCACAAACTAATGCCACCCACTTCATGGCTGTCTGGCCTAAACCTTCTGCCTTTAGCACTTCTTGGAACTCAAGAACTAACATCACTCCGTCATCGTCCTTATAAATATCCCCTGCTCTATTTATATTAACTAAATACATTTATGCAAAAGTACTAAAAATTGTTAGGAACTACATTAAATGTATTTCTCCATACATTGTTATCGTCTACAGTAGTTTTTATATCTTTAATAACAAACTGACTTTTACATAATTCATATATAACACGTGTTTCGTGGTTAATTAAAGAGTCTAACCTTTCGTAAGACAATATAACATCATAAGTATCATTATCATAATGCTTAATAACTGTACCTTCATCTGCACTTTCAAAAAAATTCATAAATTTTATATTTAATTATTTCCGTAAGGATTCATATCCTCCTCAGACAATTGGTTAACATCCATTTTATATTGATTAACTTCTTCCATAGGAGTAGGAACTTTCATACCTGGCTGCCCACCTACTGTAACAGATTTATCTGTAAATGGAACATCTAAAGTTACTTGTGGTAAATCGCTTGCATACAATGGTTGATTTACTTTTTTATCAAAGTAATCTCCTATTTGACTAAGAATACCTTTACCTGTATTAGCAACATTACTCATATAAGTTTCTAACTTATCACCAGAATAACCTTTTTCCATAACTAAATTCTTAATTAAAAAAGATTTTCTCATTTCGTTTCTACTTCCTAATGCTTTTCCTTTCTCAAAATGCTTATATTCTTGTCCAACTCCTTGTAAGTCGTTTGCGTTTATATGACCCATCATTCTAGGAAACTTATCTAATCCAACATTGTAATTTGTATCAGCCATTAAAAGTTTTTCGTAATCATTAAGCGTATTAAATGTTCTATTAGCATCAAAATCACCTTTTAAAATATGATCGTTATATTTTGTTTCAGCTCCTTTTATTTTACCTTTAACCACATTGTAAAAATGTCCCATGTATTCTTTTTCGTCCATCCCATCTTTTGTAAGTCTAGCTATATCTTCATCGCTATTTGCAATCTCTGGATATAAAAACTTACCATTCTTATCTTTTAACTTTAAACCAAAGCCAAAGTCTATACCTACTTTATCGTCTTTATCATTTGTTGGAAAAGGATAAAATATATCATCACCTACATATTTAGATACTGGTTCATTATTTAATTTTTGATTATAATAAACCTCATCCTGACTTCTGTTGTCACCTTTGCTTACTCTTTGTGTTTTTTTCTTAATACTACGAGCATCATATCCCTCTTCTGTAATAAGTTTATTTATGTATTGTTTTAGCACTTCGACATCTATTCCAGTCTCTTTTGCCATTTGTGTGATTTGTTCTTCATCCATGTTACAAAAATAAAAAAAATTTTTCATTTGTGAGGCACTCATACATATTACATACTACGCCCTGTGTATGCAGATTTTTTTATACACCCGTGGTATATTTTTATTACTAACTACAGCTGAACGTGTGTAGCTGTCATCTAAGTATGTTTATTGGCACGTTATTATTATGGCAAAGTCGCCTAAATCAACAGTTTCAAAAAGAGTATCTAAAGTAGCAAAGGCTGCAGCTAAAAAGGTAAGTCTTATCCAAGACCCTATAGCAGTAGCACACTCTACACTAGCAAAGAGATACGCTGGTAACAAAGGTGTAACTAACCTACGTAAGGATACAAGAGTAGCTGGTATGGCACTCTTAGCTCTTGAAGCAACAGACGTATTAGATTTAATATAGTCTCCTAACCCTGTTTGGAACATGGAGAGGTTCGACTCCTCTTCAGGGTTCACTTAAAATTAACCAGGACCACACTCGTTAGATGTCCGCATTATTATGTTATGAGGCGAGAACCAATATGTCAAATATGACAGCAAAACAAATCAGAGAGAACTTTAACAACAGAGTTCGTAACACTAATCAAGTAGTTGCAACTCCAGTTACTAAGTTACACGAAGAAGGTAAGATTTCTGTATCTGCTCGTACTAAGTTTAAGTCAAGCTATTCAGCTGGCTATACTAAGATTAACGACATCAGTACTATCATACTTGGTGTACCAACTGAGAAGGATGGTGAGTGGTTTACTACAGACTACTACATACAGGCCAACTTGTTTATGGAAATATACTCTGGTGCTGAACTAAAAGAGATGCTTGAACATGCTGAGGCTAAGATGTCTACTGTGTTTAACAAGCTCAAGAAGTTAGGACTTCACAAGATTGAGAAGACAACAGACAATGGTACATACTACAAGATTGTAGATGGTGCTGCGTTTGCTGACTCTAATATTGCTGTGTCCAAAAGTAATTTTACTGATGGCAAGTGGGTAAAGAGTAATGTATGGATCTCATACACTGCTGCCTTAGATGCTATACAAGCAAGAGAGAATGATATGAAAAACTTAAGTAACTTATAATATAAAACATGTTGCAATAATCATTGCGTTATACAATTTTTGTTAGATAAATGGTACAGTTATGTATAATTTATAGGTGGGTGGGTGGGTTTTACTACAAGGCTAGTTGTTTTAACACTAATAAGTAGTAAGATAGATACAAAAAATAACTATGGCGTATTGATTTTATATGTAATAATACAAGAGTTATATAATATACCTCTATACAATAACACTAGTTTTAATACTATTTTAAGTACTATAAATACTTAAGTAACTGTGTATCAGTAAGTTATGTATAATTATATAGTTTAAGTATTGTTTTATAAGAGTTGATTTATTTAAGTGTTTGATAATGACTTCAAAGTTATACAAAAAAAAAGACATTTTCAAGTTAAGTTAATAATTAAGAATAAGTAATAATGGTAACGCATTCCAAACGTAGACAATATTGTCGCATAACTCTCAATATATATTAAGATGAGAGATTACAATTTCGATGCAAACTATGCATCATCAAAAGATTTATCAAGCAGTAATTACTACACAGGATCTGTGCAAAAAGCATGTACTCCTGAGATTAGTAAATATGATAGGTTGATAAGTAAAGTAAAAGATAGCAATTACAAGTTAGTTGTTATTGAAACACGTGGTAATAAAGTGGAGAGAACTACTTGGTTAATCAAACGTGTAATACATGCAGGTATGGATAACTTTCCATCTGCAATCGAAGCAGTAAAAAGCTTTAAGCCTAATGTTAGGTCTATGTTCTTTGACGTAGATAGTAACATGTCACTAATGTCTAATTATGCAATCATTAAGTATTAATAACAGTGAGCACACACTATAAAGCAACAGCTAGCGACTGATTTCGTTAGGTATTCATTTACCAAACTGCCAATTAAATATATACTATGGCAACTATTCAAATTTCAAACAAAGACTTCGTAGCAAATGCAATCCTTGCGGAGCAAACAAACAAGTGTATCCCTTATTACAGAACTGATAAGGACACTAGTATTGTTATTGTCGTTCCTAACAATATGCGTGTACAAAGTTATCCTGATGGCTATCAAGTCAAGAAGGTTAAGTACAAGTATCTTAAAGAACATCGCTCATGCATTATACTCGAGAAGTATTACAGCTCTGAGCTACAACTAGAACAGGAATTACAATTGTGGGATACTCACACAGAATATACATTTGGAAGTATAAAAAAATATCGCGATGCGTTTTCTAACGTAAAGGGCGAGATAGGTAAATACTTATCAGCTTCCAGAAAACCA